TTAATCCGCTATTTCTTCAATTTTATAAGATAGCATTAAATCGTCGATAAGACCTCTTACACCTTCCTCGTTGTATTCCTTCGGATCAGGGATGACTTCCGCTATCCAGTCCGCCGTCCAAACGTAATCTACACCTTCGGGCCATTTGAAGTCCGGAAATTCTTCAGCCATATCGCCATCATCCCATGCGTCCTTGTCCCATTTACCAATGCATGGAGATTGACGCATTTCATGCTCATATATCATGTCCCATGCTTCCTTGTAAGTTTCTGCGGTCCCCATGAACCAAGGCTTTTGAGTTGCTGTGCTGTAGACTTTTAACATTTTAGGTTCCTCCCCATATAATCGTTCCATACCCTGGCGCGTTACAAGCCAATTCCGCCCAGACTTTCTAGCTTCATTATCAGTAAATTGTTTAATTGCATATCTTTTTAAGCAACATTGCTTTATAGAATCGGCCGGCACATTCCATCTTTCGCCAGCTTCTTGTGTAGTCATTACATCAGCTAATTTCATTAAAATACTCCCAATATAACTAATAGATTATAAACAGATAATACAAATGCAATAATGCTAATTATTAAAGTTACTCTTGAAATCATATGCTCGCCATTGTTATAATAGTTAGGAAGATTGGGGCTCTTTCGAGCCCCTGTGGTTACTCTTTATTAATCGCCGTTATCACCGCAGTTGCTAGTTGGATGATAGCTATTACTAAGGGTAGCCATTTTTTTATTTTCTTCCTTAACTTCTTCAACGGCATCACCTCCTTCCTTATGATTATATTATAACACCTCGACGTGTTATATGCAATACTTTTTTATGATTTTTACAAACAAAAAAGAGCCTACTACCCTAGATATTATCTAAGTTAGTAGGCTCTTCTGTATTTTATCAAAACTATACTACCATGAGTCCACCTGCTCATGATCAGGAGATATTTGGATCACCTCTCTATCGATGAATCACTACTCCGATTATCGCTCCCGCTCCCACTACTTGGGATAGATTGCGTTGCATTCGTAGTCGCTTGATCGTTTGATTGTCCCTTTCTATTTTGTTCTTCAATACGTCTAATGATTTCTGCATTTCGTTCAAGGTAGCTTCTTGCTTCACTGAGTCCGCTTTGGCTTTGTCCAATTCGCTTTCCAATCTGTTGATTGTATTGTGCGCTTCTGTCAATTCTTGCCCCTGCTTCACGACTAAGGTCTGTGCTTCTGTCAATGGAACGCTGGATGCTTCGATTAAGCTCAAGGCTTTCTCGTTGTTGCTTTTCAATTCGTTCCACTGACTCACGGGCACGCTGATAGTCGGTTCCGCTAGGTTGGTAGAAGATGTATCCGAGGCAAAGACAGATGACGAGCCCAATACCACCGATAATAATATAGCGGTAAGTAGGGTGATTAAGTAATACTTTGATTTTGGCATACATTATTCCCCTCCTGTTGCGTAATCAGTAATGCCCCTTGCGATAGCACGTACTATAGTATCAAGGTCATTATTAAGTAATGCTAAATCTTCATCATTATCAATGAATGCCATTTCTACTAACACTGCTGTTGCGTCCGTGCCATTTAGCACCCATAAATCTTGCCGTTCCTTAACGCCTCGATCAACCGTATTAATACTACGGATGATTTGCGATTGGATGTCGTTCGCTAAACGTTGGCCGTTGAATGACTTGTACAAAGTTTCTGTACCCCTAGCTTGAGTGTTAAAAGCATTGCAGTGCAGAGACACAAATATATCCGCTCCCCATTCGTTAGATGTTTCACACACAAGACCTAAATCATCATTTTGTAAAGTTTTAACGTCACATCCTGCAGTTTGTAAATAACAAGCCAATAACTTGCCTGCATCACGAGCAACGTCGCATTCACGACGTCCTGTGTTAGGATTTACTGCTCCAGAGTCTAGGTCAATATCATGACCTGGATTTATAAATATTTTCGTCATTACTACTACCTCCTTCTAATTTATCAGGGACACCATTATTGTTTCTATCCAACCAAAGTCCTAGGAAGCCTACTACGGCTGTCAATACGCTAGGAATGAATATGTGGTCAATAATATTGAGCCCAACATCAATCAGCTTATTAGTTTCACTTGATACATAGCCCCTAGCAAATGCCATAACATACTCTGTTATGACTAGCCAAATAGGAATTAGCATAACAAGTACTAGAATCCGTGTCGCTAGTACTCCAGTAGGTCTAATATTAGCAACACGAACAGCACCATATGCTGATTTCAGTCGGTTCATGATTTGATATTTCATTATCAGTCACCTCCTATATCGTCCGTATTAAGTGTGATACTTCTTCCTATTGGCATATTGTTTAAAACTTGGATATGCATCAGTTCAGCACTCAGACTTTGAACTGTAGTTTCGAGGTTATTAAGCCTGTGAAACTTCGCAGCATCTCGCTCTTCCAGCTTGACCAATTGCTTTAGTATTTCCTGATTGCTTTTTGTTAAATCCGCGATACTATTGATAGCATCAGATAACTTATCGTCATAATCCTTACGCTGCTTATCCATGCGTCGAGCCAAATGGTCATCTAATTCTTGCTTAACCGCAACTAACGAGGTATGTTCTAAGAACCACACCATCGCCCTAAACGAGCCACGCAGGGCTGCCCAGATGACCCCCAAGAGAGTCACCCAAAAGCCTATATCAGCAAAGTAGGGAGGGATGCCAAAATCCATTAGCAATAATCTAATTTCGTCCATTTAGGCCTCCGCTTTTTCTAAATAAATTTCCATTCATTACTTATCACCTCTTTAATTAAACGGTATCGTACCTCGTTTATCGTACCCGGTCACATCGACTACCAAATACTGAGATGTGGTTTTACCAGAGCAACCTACAGGATACGTGGTGACTGTATTCCAATTAATGAACTGATACGATTTCAGCGATACAGTACTCTCATCGTGAAATCTGAACGTTTGCCACACTCGCCCCGTGTGTGACTTTTTATCTCCATTATTAATATTAGGGCCCCAAACGGATGCATCAATTACGGACATGGGTATAATTGCAACCTTAACGCCATATGACTTTGGATCACGGGCCATGTCTGTAAAGGTGTCCGGAACGTAGTTTGATAACTGGTTATACCAGTCATGCGCATAGTGATCGATTATGCGTAGGTACCTGATGCGGCTATCATATATCACATCATTCTTGAAATTGAATTTATCCTCCCAGCTTGCTTTGAAGAATTTGTGCTTTCCTAAAACTTGCAAAGCTATATTAGGTTTGTTACCTCCTACCTTATCCACAAAGCTGATGCGAGGTACATTCGCATTGGTCGCAACGTCCTCGAAGTAACCAAAACAATAGAATTTAATACCCGCCTTTACTTCATCCACCATTGCTTGCGTTACCTTTTCACCTGGTTTAATTACATCCAATACTAGTACCATTAACTGCTCACGACGTTTATGAACCCACTGAGCCGCGAATTCATAACCTTGCGGAACTGATACTGCGATAAGAGGTGCATCGCCATGATATATGCGATTAGCAATATAAAAGACCTGGATTACATTAGCCTCCCCCGCAATATATCCGTATTGGTATTTACTTGTAGGCACCAACATAGGTGCGTAAGCTACAGGTTTGAGCGGGATTTGAACCGTTGGCGTTATCCCCCTCATCGCCCCAGTGTAAAGAACTGCATCTTTTTGTTTAGGGAAACTAAGATATACTAGATTGTCATAGGTATCGTTTATAATCGTGACACCTTCTTTATTCTGGATGTTAATAAATTCCATACGCCAGCCACCCTTCATACGTAAGACCCTTAAATTGACGATTGATATTATACTCATCCTGGGACACTGCAAAATAATATGTTATGATATTGCCCCTAACCTCTGCCACTAAGTACTGTCCCATGGCTGCAGCCCAGACATGTTGACCAGGCTGCAATCCATTCACAGTAATTTGTTGACGTCGATTAGGAATGCCTGATACATACATCCGCCCCTCGATACGTGTAAGCCTTTCCTTGAGATTTAGTATGATATTGCCGTTAGCATCATAAGCTAATACATGTGGCTCCATAATACCTCCTACCAGCACCCAAGTTTAATCCGAGGGTTGTTATCATCATCAAAACCTGTAATAAGATTATCCTGAATCTCAACACGAGCGCCGGTCTCTTTCGATCGAAGTAACCCGATTGTACCGGACACCGCCGATAAACTATCAACCTGTAATTTATCGGCAGTGACTGCGTTAGCCTGAATCATCTTATTAACAATGACGTTATCATCGAACTTAGTCGCTCCAGTGATGTGAATCAATTTTCCTGCAATATATACCCCAGACTGACTGAGGTTAATGCGAGATACCAACTCACCACCATCAATCTCGCCAATACTTTTTTTAACTTGTAAATCGATGCTACCAGCTAACTCAGTAATGCGAGATTCCGTATGTGACGCCAAATTCGTAATTCTTCTAGTGGTCTCTTTAGAATTCGTATTGAATTTCTTATCAAGCTCCTTAATTCGCTCATCAACTTTATTCAGCCCGAGAGACTCAAGGTCTAGCAAGCTCGCATCAATTTGTGTCTTAATCACGACTTGCTTCTCGTTAACAAATCCATCTCCGAACACATCCACAAACGAGCAACGTATTCGGTATATTCCGGCTGAGTTCGAATATGTCAGCATGGTGCTAGTAGTTTCAAAATCATCAGTACGTTCATCTCCGATCACATGGCATCTGATTGCATATGCTTGTGCGGGCTTAGCTGAGAAATAAAGATTGAATCCCCCTAACTGGCTTTTTACTACAAACTCAGGCGCGGACAACTGCGGAACGTTATACTCGTATGTTGCTGCAGTCGAGTATTTTCCCAACGTGCTTCGAGCATATAAATAAACAGTATCCGCTCGTTTAGATAGAGTAAGTACAGCAGATGTACCTTTAACTCTTGCCAATAAAGCATTCGTATCTTTACCAGGATTATTATCGGTACGTAATTCGTAATAGTCGACGTCAGCATTCAGCACCTCATCCCATGATGCAGTGGCATTTCTGCCGAAAGTAATACCGAAATTGCTAGGCATGTCAGGTATCGCATCCATCGGTTTTACTATCATATCAACCATTTGGGCTGTTTCTGCTCGGTTGCCAAATCGGTCAACCGAGATTGCTTTGATTCGATACTCCTCACCTGGACCTAAAGATTTGATAATAACCTGACTATTACTACTGCCAGCATACTGCCATTCTTGCCCCGTTACAGGTTTTCCACTTTTCGATTTTAAGAGATACCAAACCTCCGCCACATCGAAGTTAGCCGGATTACTAGGCGGGTCAAATAGCACTTGCAAATCATAGTACACACTCTTATCTGCAGTCTGATTATATCGGCTGAGTACGTGCAAATTTTGCACATCCTCAGGTGCTTGCATTTTAGGTATGGCTATAGATTTTGTTATGCCAGTAGTTAACTGTCCTAACTCATTAATAGCCTGCACCCGCACCTCATAGGTCGCACCTAGCAGCACATCAGATATCGTGGTAGTATTTGTGGATGCTGGATAGTTTCCAATATATGTCCACGTATCACTTTTTACATTTCGGTAATTCACGACTACATTTGAGACTTTTCCATCGCGAGGTAACTGCCACGTTACACCTATACGTGAATACATGATGCCATTAGCACCATAGACATCGCTCACTAACCCTACTGATTGAATATCAGATGCACCGTGATTCGTATAATCAATACTTGGCACCGTTCCATCATCTGATACATAGAGTTCTGGATAATATTCCATGCATTGGATCTTACGAGTCATTTCTGATAGTGTCTTTGTAATAGCCAACACACGAAATGGCTTAGCCGATTTAGAGACCTCTCCGAATGCGTATACCGCATCAGGCTGCACCGGTATAGCCTCTTTAACAATCACATTGAGACCTGATACATTTACTACGTTAAACGTAGAGACGATATCCGTAGAGTTGCTACGAATTAGCAACTGATAATTCTTCCCTGGTTGTACCGACACTTCCTTGTCAAGTGTAATCGTCTGGCCACTTACCGCAACCACACGACCGCCCTCGCCCCATTCAGGTATGTCGTGCTGAATTAAAATAATATCTCCTACCGTGCACGCTATGGCATCCGTAAACGCCTCTATTGTCACAGTACGTATTTCATATTTATTGCATCGCAAGAAATGCTTACCGTGTTTATAGGCCTGCTCAAGACTAGTACACCCCATGAGTTCAACTTGTGCCGGATTTGTTAATGTATCCGACTCGTCGTAAGTATCCCCATATACTGGAATGACGTCTCGCTCATAATCCTTATCTTTGTTAAGGAACGATATTTCAACAGAGTTAGCCCTAGCCTCCACACCTTGAAACTCTTCAGTAAAGCTGCCGTGTTTTATATTGGCTACAGTAAACAACTGTACCGGTGTAGATTGATAATCACTAACACATGTGAACCTGGTTCCTACAGGAATTACTTTCCCTCGACCTACTGCTTCTGGATACTTTAACGCATCCCATAATCGCATAGCGGTGTCGTATATATAGTTGAATGTAAACCCATTTGTTTTGCACTTATCTGCCCATGCCTTAAATGCGTTATAGTCAAGGCGCATATGAGGCTGTCCGAATACAATATATTCACCGCCAATCTTACGACAGATATGAATTAAATCATATGCAGCCCATGCCGGATTATCCGCTGGTTGAGCTTCATACTTATTAATATACGGATTGAATACATACACCTCTGAGCGCTCTTGAATCCATGTCACTTTTGGATCGGTACCGCTTAGCTGAGATGTAGCCAAAGCCTTAATTCCAATGAGGGCTTTCCCCGGATGCACAAAATCATCATAAATAATTTGGGTTAGCTGCACCCAGTAGACCTTATTGACATGGCGCAGGCTTTTCCCATCTTTCGCACTGCATCGCATACGGATCTCATAACGAGCCTTTTCAAGATTGTCAAATCGAAAAACACGATAAAATGCATTATTTGTCGCCTCTTCAATTCGTCCTGCGTAATCAGATGTATTTGTCACGCTATTATCTGACTTAATAAAGTTCCATGCATCACGGCGCTTAATATGGCCGGCCATACCCTTTTGATTTGCTAAAGGTAATGCCTGCCAGGACTCATCACCTACCTTACGAATTTCTGCTTTCAACGTGACAGACGTACGGTCAGCGCCGCTGCTATCATTTGAATAATATAATCCATTTGGAAATCCAACAGTTAACTCTATCGCGTCACACGCATCGCCTTGTACCTGTTGCGTATTCCATGATTCAGTCAATTCATAGTTTAGGGATTGATCCGCAAAGTTATCATTGAAATTTGGGATAACTGTTTGGTCATTTGTACCCTTTCTGATATCCACTTGCACATCCTTATAATTACTGATTGGGTTAGCATTAATACGAATATCTTCTATTTTTGATAATTCGCCCTCACCCGCACAGTATAAAAGGTTAAGGTATTGCTTTTCGCCATCACTAATTACATGGCGGGATAATAATAACCCAGCGCTTTTCATTCGGCCATATGTTACAGCTAAGGGGTAGCCTTGCCCAGTAACAGTTTCGGTACCTCCCCAGCCATATGTATTTGACTGTTCGGAATTCGAACGGTCAACCTTAGGAGCAGTTAACTTTGAAATGATAGCATTACCTATCATCCCTACCGCCATAGCAATTACTGACCGCCAAATCAAGCTTTGGATACCGAAGATAGCACCCGAAGCAATACCACCGGTAAATACAGCCATCCCTATTGATAGAAGAACACCAAAGAATTTACCCTCAACTCGGGGCATTACTACAATGTAGTCTTCATCCTTTACAACTGTATCTGGTGCCGCCTCATGTCCATTTACTGAGTACGCCCATTCACCAGGTGCACTGAAGTAATAGCTGATAGACTTGCCCTGTTTAAATGGCAAATATTTTGTATCCCGTTGCTCTGGCTTGAACGGATTATTTACAATAATTACGTTAACCATCTGCTACTCCTTCCTTTCATAAATGTGCTTCAATCGAGGCACGTACTTTGATATGTGCTCTATACAGGTGCCGCTGTGTTCAGTAGCGTGTATAAATTTACCTTCGCCAAGATAAACCCCTACGTGATCGAGATTTTTACCATATAGCGCAAATACCAAAACACTCCCTGGCATTGGCTCACGAACCTCGCGCCATTCGTCCATTTGGATTTGGGTATATTCGGGTAGTGGTATTCTACTACGCCGATATACCTCAACAACTACATCCCAGCATTTCATTTCCGAGAATGGGGTACCTATCATATCAGTCAAATCACTTATTGGATGCATATAGTCCTCCTTGCGGAATAGTAGGTTCTCCTCCAAATCGAGTACTGTTCCCCAATTCACGACATCGCGCTAGGGTTTTATTGCATTGATTTTCGTGCCCCTTATATCCACATTGAACCCCTTTAAATTTGAACGGGCAGAAATCCTTCATCACACGGATTAACGGGAATCGTCGAGTAAAGCTAAAGTCAGTACCCAGTGTAAACTCCATCCATTCTGTGTTTGCATGAGTTCCCGTAATTACGAAATGCTCCTCTTGCTCGCACACATCAGGTATGTTCGTATTCACTACACGAATGATGACATTGGCTCCAGTAAATCCATTATTAGACTCTGCCATACGCTGGATTGTCCGAGTTACATTAGACACGGATAGCTTGATATTAGGTAAATCCGTCGCATTCTCTGTAACATCTTGAATGGTAAATGGAAATGCAATATAGGTATTGCCTTGAAATTGGATATTCTCCGTATTGTATACCAATCGAATCGTATCCCCTTTATAGGATATTTCTAACAGCATTAACCACACACCTGTGGCCGATATTTGGTTTTTCTCTAAAATCGATGCCGTTGAAAGCGGTAACATGTTATACCTCCTGTAATTTCACGGTTCCCATCCACACTCCGTAGTCATTCGCCGCAAAGTCTAACTGATCAGCAAATCGTACATTTAGTGTTTCCCGTGTTTCTGGATGTACCCAGTCGAATACACCCGAACAGTTAACTTCGTCATAGAACGCCCGAAGCTTATAGTAATCAGCTGTTGGCAACTTGTACCCGACGGAATATGTCCGCCGGGTCTTTGTCGTCTTTTTCCTGGTGATTAGCGTCATGTTTTCAACTTGACCTTTATACGAAATGTCTGGAGTAGTCTCCTGAATTGGGTATATCGGCCATCGAATATCTGGAAATACTGCCATAGTTATACTGCGGATGCCTTGATGGCGTCACGCATACCTCCTTTGTTTGATTCCATAGCACGAACTACCACGTCGATAACATAATTCTCACCATCAAACCGAGAGTTCTGTTGCTTGCTTTCGAGTTCTTGGCCAGACTGATTAACGATATTAACAACTACGTTGTTGCTTGTAGCTCCGCCACCCATTAATCTACGAGTTTCACTTGCCGTATAAATGCGGTGCGATCCAGAGGACTGTAATAATTCTGGCCCGTTTTCACCAACCAGCATAAGTCCTGGATTTGTTTTTCCTCCGGCAGCGAATCGATTTCCTGTAAATGCAGAACTAAACGAACTACCGCCGGCAAAGGACGATGTCCCTTTTGCAGCACCTAGTGAGCCAATACCACTTACTGCACCACCAAATAATCCTTGCAACTTAGGCATGACATATTGCTGGAACGTTAACTGAATCATCATCTTAATAATGGCGTTCGTCATATCCTTGAATATGTCCTTAATGCCTTTACTAAATGACTTCGTTCCTGTTGCCATAGCCTCGAGATTATTTGTCCATGCTGAATTGATAGAGCTCATCGTACTATCAAAAGTAGATTTCGCTAAATCAGCGTAGTTAGTGGTCTCTTGCTTATATTGACGTGCGGCTTCTTGTAGGCTCGTTTTCAGACTGCGACCTGCAAGTTCCCATAGCTTCTGTTGAGACTCTAATAGGTTCTTTTCAATTTGCAGTCTTTGCGTAGCTGTTAACTGGGCCTCATTAACTTCACTACGTGCATAGTCAATATAGGCATTTAACTCTTCAGCAAGTAGTGCGTCCGCATCACTGCGAGATAATCGACCAAGAGTAACCATATTAGTTAAGTGGTCAACAGTTTCACTCGTTTGCGTGTAGGCTAACTCTCTGATTTTCTGCTCAGTATCAGATGCCAATTTTAGGCGCTCTGCTTGAGCTTTCTTTTCAGCGAGTTCCTTATCACCTACCGCTCTTGTGTACTCACGAACGTTATCGTCAATTTGCGCCTTTTGTGCTTCGGCTTCAGCTTTGAGTAATTGCAAGCGGTCGCCTGTACGTTCGAGATCGAGTTTCTTAATATCCTCGTTCATCTTACGAACACGGATAGTCTGATTTCGTTGTGCTTCGGCTAATCTCTTTTGATACAACTCCTCATTCTTAGCTCTAACTTGAGCAGTTAAGTTAGACTCAGCAAGCTTCTTGGCATTTGCCGCGCTACCTGCTGAATCAGCAGTGGTACTCGATGTAGCACCTGCTAATAAGCTAGTGTCTACGTACCCTGTGATAGCACCGAAATCACCTTCAACAGATGGCTTGGCAACTACTCCAGTACTAGAGTTAGCCCCCGTATATCCACCTGCACCATCACTAATGACGATGTGATTATCACCAAGTACAACTACACCATCGCCAGCCTTAGGCGTGTACCCGTCGCCTGCATCGTGCCATGCACCTGCGGATCTAGCTGCATCCATGATAGATGGGACATATCGAGGTACGTCCTTACCAAATGCCTGCAATACCGAATCAGAGAACAGCTTTCCGCAATCCGTTGCCCATGTACCATCAGCACCTAACTCGTATGCCTTGCCAAGTTGCTCATTAGCCGCGTCTAGTACACTCACAGCTTCTCCAGTAACGCCTCCGCTCAATCCAGAAACAGAACGGATGATATCACGAATATTCTTATTGTTAGCTTCAAACTGGTTCTTAGCAGTTAACTTATCGATTTCGTATTGACTACCGTCAATTTGTAGGCTTTGCAAAGTAAGAGACCGATATAACTCAGACATACGCTCCACGGCACTCGTTAACTTCTCTGCCGCTTGTTGAGCTTTCTTAGCGGCCTGTTCTTGAGCTTTGGCCGCTTTCGCTGCTTCCTCATTCGCCTTATTGATGGCTTCGGTATTCGTTAATCCACCATTAGCAATGTCCTCTTTCGCTTTTGCAAGTTCTTCATCGAGTTTCGCTTTCGCAGCATCCGCCTCTTCTTTTTGCTTTAAAGCCGCATCGATTCTAGCGCCTTCTTCTTTAGTGGCTAGTCGGTCATTTTTAATAAATCCGAATAAAGCTGAGTCTTCTATCCAATAACGTGCGTCATGTGATTCCCTAAACTTATCAGATATTCCTGCTGTTGAATTCGTATTTTTGTGAATACGCTTACCGTCAACTTCTACATTTAGATAAGAACCTGCAGTTTTAGATGCATACGCTGCATCATATATGTTCTTAGCTGCGAGCCCTGCTACCGTAGCCAATGTTACCCAAGGACCTGCAGCAGCAATTGTAGCTAATCGCATAAATCCGAGTGCGCTAGTTAGCGACCTCATGACTATGATTACTGCCCCAGCTTCTGCACCGAATTTAACAATTCCGCCGATAGCTTCCTTTTGCTCAGCAGTCATCGACTCGAATTCTTTAGCAACGTCTAACACGCCATTTGCGTAGTCATTAAAAACAGGAACTAACTCATGGCCGATAGATACTGCAAGCCTTTTCCCTGTATTCTCTAAATCTTTTAATTCCCGATTTAGCTTTGCAGATTTAGCTGCAGTCTCATCGTCGATGATAAGCCCCATTGCCTTGGCACGTTCAGCCACTTTGTCCATCTGTTCAGCGGACATATTAAGCATGGCGTGCATCTGATACCCAGTACGTCCAAAGAGTTCCATTTCGACACGAGTCTTTTCAGCCCCGTCCTTCATCCCTCTTAATCGTTCTTGTATCATCTTGAACACTTCAACGGTATTCTTACCTTGAATCTGTTCAAGCGTGTAGCCTAATTTACTAAATATATCAGTGCCGAGTTTTCCCTCTGCCCGAGCGACTTCCATTTTTTCCTTGGCCGCTCCGACGTTTTTTGAAAACTTAGCAAATGCACCAGCGCTATCTTCCATAGCAATACCCATGTAATTAGCTACTGCTAATAGTTCACTGGTTTCTTTTGCTGTAGCACCAGTGATACCGGATAACTTCTTAACGGCTACATCCCATTGAATAGCCTCTTTGGCTAATTTGGCACCGATGCCTACAACACCAACACCGGCACCTATCGCCATGAGGTCATTCTTCATTTTGCCAAGGGCGGATTTGGCGCCTTCGGCACTAGCTGTAATTTTCTTGAGTCCTGCTTCCGTATTCTTATCGGTCAGCTGAACGACAATATCAATTAAATTATTGGCCATTCTTGTGCGCCACCTCCAACTCTTTAGCCTCCAAGATTACAAGCAAATCGATAAGGTGCGGTAGTGGCTCGATGCCGTAAGCCCTCGCCACTTCTAACACCGCAGGCATATCGAATCCAGCAATACCGCCTGAATGCCATCGTCGTTGCATACGACTAGCATTGTATACTCGCATTGCTTGTCTCGTTCCATCTAATTGGTGCGGGGAATTGAACTCACACTCCGAGCAGTCAAAATTCTGTTTGGTCTCGCGTTGCATCTTGATGCAATCAGAGCAGTATTTTGGTTTGTCGGAGTTGAGCCAACTCCACGCATCAATTAGTTTTTTTCGATTTCAGCCTTTTTTTCATTAGTGAAACGCATAGTTTCAATTGCTAATTCCATAACGCCATCGTTAGGTGCTTCTGCGATTTCACTATCGGACATCTTATACACATTTTTCATAATCCATTCGGCTAAATCGCGATACCACAATAATTTAGCCGGTTCAGGGGTTTCTTCCGGAAGAGGTGTGTATAACGGATCTAATTCAGCCTTAATCAATTCGCTACGCTCAGCAAATGTTAAACCTCTTAATTTAATATCTTCAAATGCCATGTTGGCACCTCCTAGTATTGTTCTTGATTATTAACTAATGTAATGATGGATGCGGAGCGACCAGCATCTGCACGATAGTATGCTTTAAACGGCAATTCAATATTGACGCCACGAGGACCATCGATGCCTGGAGATTGTCGTTCGTACACAAGTTCAGGCAATTTGAATGTAAGCGACCAGTCATCTTGTTCAAGTCGCAATTCCAAGCTGGATTCCGTACCGTTAACCGCTTTGTTTAAAAGGTCCTTATTTTGGAAGAACGCTTTAATCGTCCCAGAAATTGACACAATACCTGGGTCGATGTATGTTCTAAAGCCTTTACCGCCGATAGCGTAAGAATCACCATCCAAGCCAAAGTCAAAGTTGATATCGCAACTTAGAATATTGGCCACAGTAACGCCGCCCTCTTTAATGGTTGCGTTAAGATTTTGGAACGGTAAGAAATTTACCGCCTTGGCTGCAGCATCGAATGTAGTAGCCGCTAATGTTTCCTTGCAGCCCATTACATCCACAGATGCTGTAAGTTCGGAGTCGCCGCCGAATTTAAAACCTAATTTACTAACTCGTACGCCAGCGAACTGCTGGAATACATTAACATCAGGGTAGCCCTGCTCAATAGTTAATGACGGCATTGTGTTGCCGATTTTAAACACATGCTCTGACTTCTTATTTGGCGCTTGGCCAGTTGTATTAGAAGTCGGTTGACCAAATGCAGCTTTTAACCAGTATCCGATGTCGATTACACCAACAGGTACGGTTAAACTACCAGACGTGTCGATGTTGCCACGGAATGGCGCTGCTGGATTACGATCACCACGGATTACTGTGGAGTCGTTTAAGTTCTGGCTAGCTTTTACAGAACTAGAAATAATCGGAGTGATGACACCGCCAGTAGTTGGCGTTGTACCAAAATCCGCCTCAAATGCAATCGCCACATGGGACTGAGAGCCCTGTGCACGTTTTGCTGTTGCCATATGCATTTCCTCCTTTAGTATTCAATATTCCCGCCGATTACATGCGGGATTTCTATAGTAGCTGTTAAACGTCCAGTGAACACTGGGCGCCAATTCATGCTATCGAGTTCATAGTCAATGTCGATAACAGGGAACGCGGGATTCACCTTGCAAATGCATTCAATAATTAACTGCCCTAGGTCATCCGATTCTAGCGCTCCGTCGTATCGAATAATATTCTTAACACGAGTTGCACCTTTATGGACGATACCCCATACAATCATTAACGAATATGTGTAGGTATCAGCAAGCCCCTCGTTCTTATTACTCGGTAGTAATATGATGCAAGGGCAATCTTCTTCAAGCGGTGCTTCGACATCGTCATAGCCGACATACAGTTGCGCCGGCTTTCCGTATTTGTCATTGCAAAATTTAGTCAACGCCTCATCGTTCGCTAAGGCCTCAGCCCATCGTTCAACGATGCGCGACAGTGGAATTGTTTGTTGCATCAAATCACCTTACCTTGTAGTTCCGTCGAGACGCAGAATGCGCACCAGTACCATTAATAGCGTAGTCACCTATCTTAGCCTCGATATAAGGTTTAAGCTTAGGCTGTAGTACAGTTTTCATAGGGCCGTACGTGTGACGTGCAGGAATTTTGAACATCGATTTACCTTTTGGCAATGGTATGCCTGCAGCAAACAACTTGTGCCGCATCGGTTCCGTAATCTGCTTGGTGTAACCTTCCTCGATGCGTTCACCTAACCGTTTAGCCGAATTGGATAACCAACCTACTCGGACTGATTGTTTGCCATTGTCGTATTGATATCCGACTGCATTCGATAGCTTACCTAGAGGACTGTATCCGATTGTCCTGGCGCTAATGCCCATATCGAGTAGGGCATTTCGCGATTTAGAGCCCCAGGCCTCTCGTTCAGCTCGTCCGCCACTTTGGTATGCTTTGCGAAGTTTCGCTCCGAATGCTGACTCAAATGCAGCACGTCTTGCCGGTGCCATGAAGTTAGGATACTTACGTCCACCTGGTGCACCTGATCGGATGCCCTGCTTGATTTCCTTTTGCATCATCCAACCTGTTGACTTCAATGCCTTACGCATCCAGTCGGGTTTGGTTTCTGCAATGAAATTTAGATACGGCGTGGCTGTGTCTGTAATCGTAATAGGTTCATTATTCATTACGGTCTCACCGCCCTCACGTTATGGACAATTTCAAGGCAATACATCGTGCCGTCAAAGTTGGAAATGTGATCAACGTACCATTTCTCGTCGTTGATATACACTTCGTCTTTTGATCGTGGTTCGGGAACATCCTTAGCACGCACCCAAATCTGAGCTTTATCAGCTAATGCTTTATCGACGAATCCAGATCCTTTGCCGTCATATTCGCCAATCTCCACGCTAGCTTTGATAGCTTGGCCTTTGTAGGTAATTCGTTCACCAAATACAGAAAGCAGTGCATTAGGCTTATATCCTAATTTCATAGTGCATTACCTCCTATGGAGTAGGCGGGCATATGCCCGCCCTTACATTACTTTTCTACATTAGGCACAAGTGCAACTTCCAACACTGTAGTACCTGGGCGCTTTTCTGTGATAGCCACACCTAATACCGGGTCAGTTTCCGTTTTAGATGCTCGCTTTTGTGTTTTGTTAAAATACACATTATCACCTACTGCAAAAGAATCAGAAGCCAATGCCGTTACTTCAAAGCAACCTGTTACCTTAACTGCGCCAACAGCATTAGGTGCGATGTTTGTAATTGCAACGCCATGCATTTTGCCGATAGGGACAATGTCCCCTACGGCAATCGCTTCGGTTGTTGCATTCTTAAAGTCAATGCGATCTAGTTCTTGAATGAATTTAGCCATATCTATTTACCTCCTAATCAATTACTAATTATTTACCCGGATTTTTGTACAAGCCGCGGAAGTCGATTGCTGTTGCGTTGCAATCGATTGCTACTTTGTACTCGATGCCGTCAACCTTGAAGCCTGTTTGCGTTTCTAAACGAGGTGTTTCAACGCCATTTAAGTACGTTACTTCGATAGTTTGAACATCTGTAGGACGGGATGCCAAATACCAAGCATGCGGATCCGTTAATGCTGCATCTACAACGATAGTGAATCGACCACTGAATGGGTTGACTGTATCATTGCTACGAGCAGGGTCTACCACAGATTTAACTACTTGATATGCTAATGCTTCGAGCTCAGGTGGAACAATCAAATATGTAGGTGAGATATTCAAATTGCGATTTTCACCAATATGTTTTTGACGACGCATAGCCGCTACACCTGCAGCTAAAGATACAACACTTAACTCGGAGCCTGCAGTTGCCAAGTTCTTACGATCTGCACTAAACAAGGCCTTTCCGTCTTCTAACACAGTATTGCCGCTTAAAAGGTCATATACCATGTTATTGATTTTATTTTTTGCTGCACGGCCGAATTTAGAAGAAATATCGTTAAATACACCCAAATCGTCATTAATAATAGCTTGTCGTGTTAAGCTGAACGTACGTCCGAATGTAAATACACTAACGTTCGTACCTGCTTCGCTCATTTGGGAATCCTTGAATTGTCCGCCCTCAGGGACAAGTTTCAATTCAGCTGCTTCGGAAAGTAAAAAACGTTTTGCTGGTTTGAAGTCACGATTACTACCTTTCCCCGCCCAAGTTGCAAATGTAGATGGTGCTGTTTCATAACCTTGCATCAAGGCCTTATTTGCTACATTAGACAACGCGATTGGGAAAGAGGATGTGGAGTTGATAGCTTCACGAGCCAATTCCAAACGGTCAGCATAGTTAGCGGTTAAGCCTTCACGAACTAAGGATTCACGAGCTAATTCCATCAAGGACATAGAACGGAGCTCATTCGCACCTGGTGCAGGATTTGCAACCGGGATACCAACAGACATTATCAAAGCATCTTGCATAGCCATGCGGAACTTATCAGAATCTGCTTCACCAACTTTAACGGATACTGGTTTATTACGTTCGCGCAACGCATCCATTACAGCCTCACGAACTTCGGCAACAGATTTGCCGGATTTGATAAATTCATCTACACCATCAACTTCGAAATCACGGCATAGACTTGTGATTGTGGATACACGTTCACGTTCTGCCGCAATCAATCTTTTAGCGTCATCCGCATTAAAACCTTTAACTCCGGACTCTGGTACTTCCGGTACTACTTGTGGCACGTTTTGTTCAGTGCCTTTTGCATCACCTTTCATAGGTTCCTCCTCATTATCATCTACACTTCTGCCTACCCCTACACTTGGATCTGCAGGGACGGACACAATACTAATTTCCAGCGGTTCCCAGTCTGTGATTACATAACCCGGACCAGTAAATCGACCGTTGGAACTTTTAGAATCGGAATCGATTAATTCCTCATATCGACTTATGTCATATCCGACACTCACACCTTGTAATGTGCCTTTTAACACTTTTTGATAAATCTTTTCAGATTCATCATCTTCATCGAATCGAACAATCGCCTTGCCACGATTATCTTCAATCCAAACTTTATCGATGTGACCAACAACGGCACTGCGATTGTGATTGAATAACAATGTGCCTAAACCGTTATTGAATCGGTCTAGATTAACGCATCCGTCGTCATGACACAATATCTCTGTTCCGAACCATCTTTCATATGGCTCTTCAGAGGAAAAGGACAATTCGACGGTACGATCATCGTTCGCTTCGATATTTGTAATTTGCGCCTCTCGGGCATATTTACCTAAGAGCTGCTTCTTTGCAAATTTCCCCACTAGCTATCATCTCCTTTCATATCAGTGGTGGTATCATCCGCTAGATTCGTTATGTCCCCATTCATATCAAGGGCAACACCCAATTCCTTAATGCGGTCTTGTTCCAGCTTCCGCTGTTCAAGTACTTCTTCCCAGTCTTTACCAGATGCACTGCATACATCCTCGAGCGTTGTGAGTCCTGCCTTAATAGCTTCCTTGTTAGCATTAACTTCCTTAACAGGGTCAATCCAAGACCAGCCTGGAGCTAACCACGCTACTTTCTTATAAAGTTTTGGGTTTGCTGCATAGTCATTGGCCGGGATAATTCCCTTTAGGTAGCATGCTTCAATGAAAGCCCGCCATACAGGCATGCAAAAATGCTCAATTATAAAACGCTGCATCTGCTTAAATGATTGCTGGTCCTCCAGCATATTCTGTCGAGCTGCGGAGAAGTTACCACTAATATTGCGCGTCACTATGTCCGCGCTTAGACCCATACCTGACGCTATGCGTCTTGTTTGTGTCGCTGAGTATTCTGATGCGGTTCCTGCATTTCGCTTAGGTTCCGCAAATGAAATTGATTCACCTGCACGTAGATGTTGGATAATCCCTGGCGCCATTGAACGAACTTTCTTGCCTTTACTATCAATCTTATTCGCAACTATCGGGTTACCCCCAGTATTACTTGTTACGAACGCGCCGAAACATGCGGCTACACGAGCCGCTATAAGGTCGGCATCCATGTATTCATCTACGTCATGAATACGCTTTAATACGAGGGCTAACATACTAACCCCGCGCAGTTCACTAGGTCTGCGAGGCTTATGTAATAGGAAAGCCCTATTACTTGGTAGCCTTGCCTCGTTAAACGACCGTATTCCTAATGGGTCTGTTTGGAATACGTGATATGCTATTGGTCTTCCGTATTTATTGACTTCCACGCCATTAACAATACTGTTGCCATTCTCGCTTACCGATACGGCTCCGATATTCTCGCCCTCGATAAGCTGTAATGATAGTGGTATATCTGCGCCTTCGGAGGTCATGTTAACTAAGATTTCCCCGTCATAGACCATTCGACGTAGAGCCATTTCTTGCAATTCATAGAACGTAGATATTCCTCGGATATCCGCATTCTCCTTATCCACCCAATCAGACCAAGCATCCTCAATTTTCTTGTTGAGTCTTTCATTTAGCTTTCCTGCTTTGGTCTTGATTTTGCACTGTGGCTTTATTCCGGTACCTACTACGTTCCGCAGTAACGCCAAAACGACACTTTCAGCAAGGTCACTATTAAGTTCTGCTGCACGTGCACGACCTCGGATCAAATCACGTTGGCCTGATGCTACTTGTTCAGCTGTACCAAATACTGGCATCCAGTCGCCACTCAATCGGTCTGTTGACGCCGCATCATATCCACGTTCAAGCGAACTACGGAAATATGCTCTACGGGCAGCACGCTCTGGATTGAAATAAGCTATTACCTTATCGAGTACGTTCATCGTCGCTCCCATGACACGTAGGATGTCGTGCTATTACCTTCCTCATCATCAACGCGAGCCATTAACTCACGCTCACGGGCGTATAATGTCGGCAGGTCATGCGTCTTAAATCGCTTACCACCTACAGACATCTCGGCGTATCCATTCGTCTCGATTTCCTCGATTATCGTTCTAATACGCTCCAAGTCTTCTCTTGCGCTCATGGTCTCACCTCCTTCTTAACTAAACCAACCTCTGCTATCTGCGTTAAAGTCTTCATCATCCGTATCTTCGTCCTCCTCATCGGTATCCGGATTGTATTCAGGTAAGTATTTAACACCTACCGAGTCCGCCACCATGGCGTTGTATACACACGTATCCAACAAGTGATTTGTTGGATGACTGGTTAATGGTTTCCATTGCACTGTAACTGCTCCGGTCTTTACATTTCGGATTTCTTGCTTTTCCTCCGACCGGAGGTGCTCCGAATATTCCTCTGGGCAATCCTTAAATAAATGGATTGTGCCAGGCTCATTAGCCGGACGTATCATACGTGCAAATATAAAGTCCTTCCAGTAATCGGTATTCACTATGTACAGCTTCATACCGCCGATGACGCCCTTCTCGATGCTGCTCATCTTATATGGAGGAGCTAGAGGACTGTGTGATGAATCGCCTTTAACTGGCACGCATACTTCTGGGTACTGCGCACAGTACTGATATACGTCGTCTGCTCGGTAGCCACTATCGATACCGGCCCTCACAATCTTACGAGCCTCACCATACTCTGATGGATATTCTCTATCAATGAGTATCTCGGTTAAATCTGACCAACTACTTGCTTGACCATAATCGACTAAGTAACTTGATACTCCATGAGCGTAGGCCCTAACCTCCCACCAGAAATGATCTTGCTGCACGTCGACAGAGGCGATAAGTAGTGGCGCATGCTGTGGCACAATACCGCGAGGAACTTCTGATTGCGTAAACACGAGGTTCTGCGTGCTTTTAGTTTTCGCAGATTTCCACGGCTCTGCTAGCCACGAATTGATGAAGTTCATTAACTCACTTGGCGTATCTTTTGATTTGACAAACTCATACGCTACATCCCCGAAGGTGACCCATGGAGAATATAGAGATGATAGATGATAGGCGACCGACCGGACGACTCGAACTTGCGATTCATTCACCGCTCGCCATTCACCTTGCCGGAGCATATCCATCTTATGCTTATCATCAATACGGTGCTTACAATGTTCGCACTCATAATATGCGGTATCACGTATCATATCCGCATTTCCATGGTGTTCTTCCGGCCATTTTATCTGTTTGAATTTGAGGGTCTGCGACACCCCGCAATGCGGACATGGCACGTAATACTGCTTACGTTCATTTGCGCCCATATAGGATTGCCAAATATTGCCACTTTCAATCGTAGGAGTTGACACCCTTACAATCTTCTTATCAACGAATGTCTTGGTACGTTCCTCGGCCAGCTTAATCGGATTCGCTTCCTTACCGGAGAAAGCTGGGTACTTATCAATTTCATCGAAGAATAAGTACTTAATTGACCGACTTGACAAGCTACTTGGTGAGTTCGCTCCTACGAGCACCATGTAATTCCCATTAACGAAGTCTAACTCTAGTAGCTTACTGCTTTCGTCATACATATCCGCAAGCGGCTCTACGCTCCTAATCATTGGCTGTACACGTTTATCACTAGCGAATTTCGCGATAGTATCCGTCGGATAAACCATCATGGTTGGAGATACGGTTTGATGTAACGCATATCCAATCATATTAAGCTCAGTTTCCGTCTTACCAATCTGCGATCCGAAACATAACGAGATGCTTTCAATAAGAGGGTCCGTAAATTTGTCCATAGGCTCCTTGAGATAAGGTGTCCGTGCTGTACGCCAGCGCCCAGGTTCGGCAGATATATTAGTCAGTACCCTGTACTTATCTGCCCATTCTGAAACGGTGTATCTTTCAGGTGGCTTGAATGCCTCTAATTCCTCAGGGAACCAGTCAACCTTTGGACTTATCTTTTCCCGTGGCTTTGACTTTCGGCGTGTACTCGCCTGCGCGTGCGTAGCTTTCGAGGTATTCTTCGACAAGGCCATTCACCACCTTTTCTACACGAGCACGTTCCTCAGGATCCGTGAATTCACTTCCGATACGCTTACCTAATTTGGTAAACGATGTTTTTAATTCCAATATCCGATTAGCCCATGCCTGCGCCACATCGGCACGAGGGACATATTCGCCATTCAGCACATCCAACATTTTCTTTTCTCTTGCAGCCTTTGCTTCCTTATAATCAGCTTCGGCTTCTAGCTTACGAGTTGATGCGGATTTGCTTTTAGCGTTATCGCCTTTTGCCTGCCCCAAATACACGAGGACTTCTCGGAGATTCCACCAACCTACAGAGGCTTTAGGCATCCCTGCTTTATGATGTCGAGAAATAATTTCGGGAGTGACCCGCAAGAGGTCACATAGTTGAGTGCTGGATACGAGCAGATTGCCTGCAGCATCAAATTTCACTCTAGGTTTTGTGTCCGCCATAGGTGTACTCCTTTCTAAATTCGTCTTTCTACATTCAACAGGAAAATTTTTTTCACAGAGAGAGGACCATCGCGCGGGGGCGACCAGCGGCCATTTTTCGCCCGCGGAGTACCTTTTCCAATTTTTTATTTTCTCAATTAGGTATTATCATTGATACTCAATAAGAAAAAGGGTAGACCTCAACTAAGTAAGGTCTACCCCGGGGCAGTGCAGCAGGCAGACATATTGTGCGGGCCAGACACTGCCTGCTATCTACTACATTTACATTATATTAAATTAAGAGTGTGCCATTCTATGCCATCTTTTCAAATTCAGCTATTGCTTTCTTGTGGAGTCTGTGAACTTGTCGCCACGAATACCCTAGTTCGACAGCTATCTGCTCCCATGGCAATGCATTAATGTATCTGAGATTCAGTACATCCCTGTATTGTCCGTCAGTTATTTGGTTGATGACTTGCTTGACCTTGTTTCGAGAATCAATCAATTCATCCCATTCTCTGTTCAGCTCCTCCCTACATTCTTGTAAGTGCTTACTGATTCGTGGCATAGCATCTCCCGATTCACATATCTGTATAGCTTCTGAATGTAAATCTCGGTTAATCGCACTTAGCTGAATCTCTAACGCACGCATTCGCTGCTCAGTATGGCGGACAGCTTGTAGTTCTTCATTAGCCATCATATGCGATAATCCCCATATTTACTGATAATCATCTGTGCTCGTAGTAATCCGTCAATGTATCCGCTTTCACGAATTCTATCATCTAGCATAGGTGATCTCAGTTGTCTATTACGAGCTCGTATGATGGCAAAACTTAAATCTGACTGTATGGCACCTACAATCACATCTGACCTGCTTCTACGCTTTTGCATCCTTTACCTCCATACGTTCGACAATATCCTCGATGGCTTCTACCATATCTGCTTTGCATTGCTCAACAGCGGTAAACATCTCCTCACACATGGCGTACGCATCATCACTCAGGTCATCATCTAATCTCTCGGCAACATTATCCTTGAGATTATCTACAACCTTAACTATATCCATGACAAGATGATACGTGTCATCTAGATAGTGCCCTTTGTTAATTAGTAGCCGCTCGACTTTTGTCATGCTCTTCCCTCTTTGCAATTTCCCGATTTAGATACCACCGGGCTTTTTTCAAATCCTTAATAGCATCGTCCTTATGCCCGGCACGAGATACATACTTCACTACATTACCCAATCGATACCCTAGTTTCTTGTCTTCGATGTAATCGATAACCTCGATATCTCCTTGTGTATAATGGCTTGGGTGGTTTATGTCATCGCATTGTTTATCTATATGTCTAGGAGGTCTAGGAGGTCTGGAAGGTCTATGAGGCCTATCTGGTATATTTTTTCCCATATTTATGCCAAATCGATTCGTTGCTTCTCCGAAACGTCTCAATTCTTCATTCGCTATATAACGACTTAGTTCTTCACTAGCTGATAGCTTAGTAGGTGACGGGGGATTATTTGGTCTCTCATACAATCTACCTGGGGTTAGCCCATATGAGGTCTTGTATTTTCGATTATCAATGATATCTATTACTTGAATAGTCGTGTAACACACTATTACCACGATGGCTCCGATTAATCCTGCCATTATTAATTGATCCATATTAATCATCCTTTCTGTATTTATCGATTCTTGCTTTTAAACTTTGCAGCACATATTCCTGTGCTCGGTCTTTTTGGGCTAGTGCATCCATCATATCCTCATCACGAGTTCCCTCACATATTAGATGATGGATAATTACCTTCTCCATTTGACCTTGGCGATGTAACCGCTTATTAGCTTGTTGATATAATTCAAGACTCCAGTTTAACCCGAACCATATTACGTGGTTACCACCGTCCTGTAAGTTAAGCCCGTATGCCGTACTAGCCGGATGTGCTAATAGAATATCAATCTCTCCAGCATTCCACGCTATCTCATCATCGGCACCCTTTAACTCACAGACTCGTAATTTAGTCTTAGCTAATGCTGCTTTTAACCGTTCACAGTCATGTTTAAAGTTGTAAAACACTAATGCAGGCTTTCCGTTTAACTGTTCTACGAGTTCCATAAATGCCTCAATTTTACAGCCATGTATCTCGTGAACGTTTCTGTCGCCATCATATACAGCACCGTTCGCTAGCTGTTGTAGCTTTGTGGATAATGCTGCTGCACTCAAAGCTGTGATATCTTCGTCGGCTTCAATCAACTCTAATACAGATGTGCGCTCCATATCTTCGTAGGCTTTTTTGGCTTTCGCATCTAACTGCACATATTTAATATCGTTGATTACTGGGGGTAATTCCAAATAGTCATCAGCTTTCATGGATATGCATAACCCAGATATTGCCGTCATAATGCTGTCATTTGAATCGGATTTAGGTTTATAGGAGTACACCATTTCGCGTGACCTCTGATCGGGCTCGAAATAGTAATCTCTAAATCCCGTATACGTTTTCCCTAATGACTCGCCGCGGTCTAATAAATACACTTGCGCCCATAGGTCGATTAATCCGTTAGGGGCTGGCGTACCTGTTAACAACACCATGCGCTTGATATGGTTATGCATATAGGCTAATGATTTAAAACGCTTAGCTGTGTGATTTTTAAAGGAACTAGATTCATCCACAACTACCATGTCAAACGGCCATGCATTCTTGTAGTAATCAACTAACCACGTTACATTCTCTCGATTGATGATGTAGATGTCAGCAGGTGTGTTTAACGCCTTAATACGCTTTTTCAAGCTGCCTAATACAGTAGATATCCTTAATATACCTACACCGTCCCATTTTCGCGCTTCTCGTTGCCACGTAGCCTCCGCTACTTTCTTAGGCGCTATAATTAGCACTTTACGAATGGCGAATCGGGAGTACTTCAATTCGTATATGGCAGATAACGTGATAATCGTTTTCCCTAAACCCATATCCAGGAATAGCCCTATCTTATTTTGATTAACGGTCTTGTCGATACAATATCGTTGATACGCATGCGGATTAAACTGCATTACGCTTTCACCCCGAATTCTTCTGTGAATTGTTCCAGATAACCAGACACGGCATCATCACCTTTTAACACAAATACTTTTTGATTTAGCTTTTGAAGTTCACGGGCTTGGACACCCTGCAACCGCGAAAGTGCGCCTTTGGATGTCTTCAATTCTACGAAATGAATAACACCATTCGGCCATATGACGATACGATCAGGCACACCGACATTGCCAGGGGATACAAACTTATACGCTTTACCTCCCGAACGTTTGACGCCTGCAACTAATTTTCTCTCGATATCCTTTTCTAACATTTCTCACCTCTGGAATTTTTAAACGTTAACATGTTTACATACGCGTATATGAGGGTTCAAATTAAGGCTGTAAAGGACGTATTTTTTCTTAAAACTCTTTGTTTTGATATTTACCAGTATATAATGTTAACAATGTTAACCAACCTATATGAATATAGATAAATACTGACTTTATGCGTTAACATAGTACGTTAACATTCTCCGAATTCGTTAACATTCTAATGTTAACAAAAATACTGATAATGTTAACGCTTAATTGAGAATGTTAACGTTATAATTTCAGTTTTGACTCGTTGATTCTGAACCCTCTTTGATGTCCGTATTCACCAAATCTCATCAACTGACTTCCGCCCATTGTATATGGGGAGTCCGCCAGTATTTGATTAATTTCCCTGGTCTCGATCTTCTTCATGCGACTCGGGTCGTTACCAAAACACTCCCACCATACCTCTGCCGCACAAATACGGTCACGATATACTAACTCTTGACCCTCGGCAGGTTTAGCATTCATGCTAAGATACGTCCTCCTGGCGCTCCGACTCATCACATTCCAATTTAAAGGCACTTTGATTAATAAAAACTCATTAATCAGTCCTGCTTTGGTATTTGATTCCATGTGCGCCTCTCTAGCCGCATCAGCCAGTTTTAGTACGTTCGGGTCATCCTCGATAATGAGGCTTTCCCCACTTTTATACCGATACAAGGCCTCCGCCCATAACTGGTCTACTTCCCCCGGAAGATTAACGAATATATTCTTTCGTGGAGTCGTCATTTCAAGATCAATAGGCCAAAATCGGCGATTGCCTGTGATATCTTTTAGGAATTCATATTGATTCGTGCTACCAAAGAACACACACTGCCGTGGATACTCTTGTGTACGTCGGCCATAGGCTTGACGAAATACATCTACTTGACGACTTAGGAATTGCTTAGATGCATTTTCTTCAGCCCTCGAATACCCAGCCATTTCACCAGCTTCTATAATCCATTTGCCTTGAATGCCTTCTGCAGCTTCTTTACCCTCAAAGGTATTTAAGCCATCAGCGTACCACTTCTTGCCCATCGTGCGGATAAGAGTACTTTTACCAATACCCTGACCGCCAATAAGAATTGGCATCGTATCGTACTTGCATCCAGGCTCAAACGCTCGCGCTACTGCCGCCGTAAATGACTTTCTAGCGGCTGCACGGGTATATACATTATCCTCAGCCCCTAAGTAGTCGATGAATATGGTATCTAATCGGGCGATGCCGTCCCAGGATAATCCGTTAAGGTAATCTAGTACTTCATTAAACCCATTTTGTTCAGCGCACATAATGAGGGCATCCATGATTTTATCTTTGCCGGTGATATCATATTTATTTTCTAGGTACCACCGTAAGCCCGCATCATCTGCGTCTGTCCATATGCGAAGTCCTGGTGTTGGGTTCCATGGTAGGGCTCCTTTTGCCACGTATCTTGAACCAAATCTATCATAGGCAAGTCTACCGACAAGCGCCGGATCATGGTGCATGATTTTAAGCATGTTATCTAATGTGTTCTTAGGTCGACCATTCTCGTCGTACTTTAAAGTCGAACTTTTCATCCAGTCGACGTTCGTTAACGCATTAGGGTCGAGGTCGGATGTCTCAGCGTGAGCCGATACATCCGTGATAATATCAGCAAATACATTTGACGCTGACTCTCGGGCACGGGCCATGTTGAGTTCGTTAACGACTACCGTATCTTGCATAGCTAGTTTAGACATAGCCATGTAAGATGGCAGCTTATGCCCAGGTGTCCCATCCTTAGCAGTCTCGTCTAAGCTGTGGAACTTATGCAGCCGGATAAGGTCAAAGGCATTAACTAATTGACCACTACACGGGTCAGTATTATGGTGACTGAACAGGAATGTATCGTCATCATAGATAACCGCCCCGGCTACCGTTGAGCCAGTAACGAATGTTAAGCGGTCCTCGCTGCCGTCAACATCGACATATGCATGAGGTATGAATTTATCAATCGCCTCACGGATACCATATATTCGACAAAAGGCACCTACGATACCTGGTTTTTCTCTCGGATCAGCTTGCTTTGCAAGTAGCTGCTTTTCATGCTGCGATGCTTCCTTACCTGGTACTTGTGGCCAAGAACGCACATCTCGCCAATCAGTGTATTGGCCGAGCATACAGTCAGTAGATAAGAATGCCCTATCGCCTACATAATATACATATTGAGCATCGTTAGGACATGATGGCCAGTACATAAGCCGAGATGCCTCGAACGTAGTTCCATCCATCATACCGATGCCGATGAGCTCTGCCAACTTACGAGCAATAGGCTCATACTCATCAGGTGTCATCGTTCTATCAGTAGGGACGATAACACGTAAACGCGGACGATGCACCGTATGAGAACGGGTTGAGTAGATGACATAAGCCATGCCTAGGCTGTCAATTGTACGGGCTACGTTCTCAGTTTCCCCAGGCGATATGGCATCCATATCAAGGGTAATCAGATCACGCCCAGACACGTTAATAGCTTTACGCTGTAGACCGTTTAACGTACCACCAACAAAGCCGCCTATGTCCTTTAGCTTGCTTTTCTCAGATTTTGGCAATCTGTGGTATTCGTCCACGGTTTCTGTTGTACGAACGGGGATTTTGAGGCGTTCACAAAACTCGGACCATAACATCTCCGTACGGGTCCATTGCTTTGATGTGCGACTCGCACCGATACTGATGGTAATCAGTTTATCGTTTTGCAAGTGTATCCCCTCCTAATCTTTCATATAATAGTCGTTAGTAAATCCTGCGGATGATAATAGCAGCCCGTCTGCCCAAGGTATGGCGATTGAGAATATAGCATTAACATCATTTAACGTAGATTCTGCATTCTCCTTGTTGATTTCAAGTACAGCCTCATCATGGATGTGCATGATAATTTGATATCCTACATCTACCTCCAATCGGCGCAGTGTCAATGCTAAGCAATCTCGGGCGACTGCTTGTGTGATGTTTTCGACTAATTTGCCTCCATAGGTGCTTTCAGTAACCCATGCAGCATTTACCTTAGTCTTAAAATGTACAGCATCCTTACCGAACGCATTCTGCTTAATGCTTGGGCTAGGATAAAATAGCTTACGTCCACTCGGTAACTCAATCGTCATATAACGGTAACCGTATATTGGATCAATTTCCAAACGGAACATAATGCCGTGGTCAAGGCCTATAGGATTTCCGGTAGTAACGGTGTACACGGCCGCATTCTCAACGGCATACCACAAATCTCGTATTCTAGGCGATGCGTTGCGCCATAAATTTACGATTTCAGGTAATTCCTCCTCATGTAGTCCCATATCAAGGGCGCCCATGGCTTTTAATGCATTCACTCCGCCTTGATAGCCGAGCGCCAATTCAGCGACTTTGCCCTTTTGTCTAAGGTGACCATTCTCGCCATGCTTAACAACGGGAACACCAAACATCGATGATGCGGATGCACAGTATATGTCTCCGCCCTCAGCGAATACTCGCTGCCGCCAATGTTCTCCCGATAGCCAGGCGATAACACGAGCCTCAATGGCCGAGAAGTCGGCCACACATAATGTATTACCTTCTTCAGCAATAATTGAGGTACGAATTAATTGAGATAGCGTATCCGATACATCGCCGTACAGAAGTTCTAACCCTTGACGGTTTTTGGTCTTAACGAGATGCCGAGCCGTGTCAAGATTCTCGATGTAATTTCTCGGTAGGTTTTGCACCTGGATAAGACGACCCGCCCAGCGTCCGGTACGGTTGGCACCGTAGAACTGTAATGTTCCTCTGAGACGAAGATCAGCGCCCATAGCACCATCCATCATGGTGTATTTAGATACCGATGACTTAGCTAGCTTTTTACGAATCATGAGTACTTTTGCGGCAACGTCATCAGCATCCATCAGAGCATCAGCCACAGTGTCCTTAGTTAACTTTTCAAGACTGACATTAGTATTATTGTTTAGCCAATCAAGTAATTGATTCCGGCTGTTAGGGTTACTAAGTCCCGTAATTTGGTAAGCCTCATTCATCAACATTTCTCGATTTTCCTCATCAATGTATAATGCACCCTCAACCAATTCATGGTCAATGCGTACACCTCTACTATTGATTTGGATATCAAGATACCAATCTTTCCACGTATCATCAGGTACGGGGAATGAGGCTAATCTGTGATAACATTCCATCTCAGTGATAACGTCCTGGCGGTTGTACTCGACAAAAGCATTCCATTTATCCATATCGTGCCTAGGTAGATTACGGGTACGGCCCCCATTACGTTTAGTAGGCTTACATGGTGTACAAAAGTACTTGATAAGTGCTTTGCCTGATGTGTCCTTTTTCTTATCCTGAGGTAACCCCAGGGCCTTGCCAAGTAAGGCTAGGCCCATAGGGTATCCTAAGTAGGCACCGTGAATCATCGTGCACTGCCACTGATCAACAGATGTGAGTAAACCTGCACGATTTAGACACGTAATTTCAAATTGTGCATTGTAAGCGTGCTTGATTACATCTGGGTTCAATAAATCACGAATTACATAGTCAGGAATTACCCCTCCCTGCGCTAAATCTACGACTTCAACAGGGCCAAAGTCGTAGGAATACGCAAATAGTAATATGTCGAAATCAGGCGATTCAGTATATTTGTACACTCCGAATGAGATATCAGTCGATGAATATGTTTCTATATCAATACTTAGATGCCTCATATCAGGCACCTATTAGTAAGGTTGACCAGTTACAGGGTTAATCCCTACAGGAGCTTGCTGTACAGATTGCTGAGGTGTCGTAGCATATGCCGGTTGTACATAACCTTGTTGAGGTGCTTGTTGTTGTACAGGTTGACCTGCTACTACTGGAGCACCGGTATACACATTAGCTGCGCTACCTTGAGGTGCACCAAATACAGAGGATGCTGCAACAGGCATGCTGCCCAACGCTTCACCATCGCGTACTTTTTGAACAGGGCCCAAACCACATCCGATACCAGTGGATTGATTGGAGTAGAAGAAGAATCGAACGAGTACATTGACATACATGCCGGAGTATACTTGTGTAGGATTTGTGAGAGGATTACCTTGAAGATCTACTACTTCAACTTTATAGCTAGCATCTTGCGCTGCTGTAAATACCCAATGACCTTTACATTCAGGACCAAACTCCTTTCCGGATTGTGTATAGCCATCACCGTCATGAATTGGTACTTTTGGCTGTGCCGGAACACGTGCGCCGAATTTAGTACGAGCTGATTGGATAGCAGCTTCGATAGCATTCATGAGAGCTTGGTGTTGAGCTACATCAGTTTTAGGTAAAAGAATAGTAGCTGAATATCTAGGTTTAGCGCCAGGCTGTGTGGAATTAGCCCAAGGTTCTAATAGGTGACAATAGGATACACGAACATTTTGCAATAATACTTCAGTTGGTTGTGGAACGAATGACATAATTAATTACCTCCATTATTATCATTAGATACATTAAATATTTGCGCCGCAGTAGGTTGATTGGTAATCCGAGGGCGCTTATCGGATTCCTCAACTAGGGTAGGCTTGCCTGCTTTCTTAATAATCATATCGCCTACCATATCATTAAATTGGGTCTTACCGATGGTCTTTTCCATCTGCGCCAATGTTAATGTCTTACGTTCATATAGAATGCTTTCATTAATACCTGCTTTGATTAAAGTATCAATAGCAGCATCAGTGTCTTGAAAGGCTCGACTACCACGACCCTCTACAGCTTTCCAGCCTGGGACTGTCACCCCATTAAGAGATTCGGTGAGTGCGTAGTCTTTCATGTCTTCGAGCCAAGCAGCGACGTCTTTACCTCGACGAAGATATTCGCCGAGTTCTGTCATCGAGATAAGTCGAGGATCATGATTAGCAACTAGCGCACTGTGCAATGAGTCGTTTGCATCATATCGGGCTTTGCACTGTTGTTTCGCCCTGCAGAATCTGCACCAGTCGCCGGGTTCAAATTTACCGTTACCAGACATAGCCTCATCTGCGCGCGGTTTGACAAATGTATTACCCCAATCCAGTAATTCTGCTGTAGGGATTTCCCATTCGCTGATATTATTAACACGGGGCTGCACGATAGTCATTTTGACCGTATTGAACATATAGAGTAATCTATACGCATCAATCGCACCGAGGGCATATAACATCATTTGCGGATTGTGTTCCGCATCAACGACTACCCCTTTTCCGTGCTTATAATCAACGATGTGCAAGGTGTCGCCGGATAGAATAATACAGTCAGCCGTGCCGAATCCATCGGGTACATAGCGGCTAAAATCAACGCGTTTTTCAATGGCTACTACTGGAGTTGCCGTGCAACCTAACATAACACCCTTGACATATTCAAGGTATGTTTCCGAGGTATCGTCCATTTCTGGTTGCCACAATTCATCCTTTTTGATTTTGTTGAACTTGCGAGTGTATACGGATTTAGCCATGGCCGTGGTATACTTCTGTAATTTTAACTCACACAGTTCATGTGCCAGGGTTCCTTCCTTTGCATATACAGATGTACTATCGGGAAAGTTCTCCTCTAGAAGAGGGGCGGCTGTACAATGCAGCCACCGGTGCGACCCCGATGCGTTTAATACTGCATGTGATCGAGGTGCCATTAGATTCTTGCCCCCAATCCTCTAATTGCATTTACTAATTCAGGGTATCTCTCCTCAGGTACTTGACCCAAGTATTGAACACCGAATTGTGTCATTAATTGTTGCAATTCTATAGTTTTCCCTGCATCAAGTAATGGTGCAAGCGCCGCTTGAATTTCAGGCAATGTATACTTCTTAACTTCTTGAGATATCGGAGCAGTAACAGGTGTTTGCACAGGTGCGGTAACAGTTTGTACCGGGGCATCAGTTGCCACGTTGACAGTTGGTGCTGTAACAGCTACTTGAGTAGGAATAACTTGTACAGCTGCATTAGGTACCGTCATGGATACCGAGTTTGGTTGCATAGTTACTGTTGTAGTAGGCACAACTTGATTTGTATCTTGCGGAGCTAGATTAGATACGAACTCGGAGGGTGCCACTACTGTAGATACTACTGCGTCCACTATGCCAGGGGCTTTATCATCCATTGCTCTATCGCTATCTACAAAACTTTTGAATTGATTTAACACAGCTTTTAGCTGGTTATATACATCTAGTACATTAACTCCTTGAATTTCAATTTTAATCATTATTTAACTCCTCCTGAATATTAATAATTGATTGGTTATAATACGATTCTTTTAGCTCGAACCCTAAAGCCCTACGGCCCATACGAAGTGACATAACTGGGACCGTACCAATACCAGCAAACGGATCAAGTACGATATCATTTGGATTACTCCACAACTCTATGCATCGAGCCACAGTATCTAGCTGCAGCGGGCAAATATGACGTTCGTCCTTATTGTCACGAGCTGCTTTATAATTCAGCGTATGCGTTTGGCGGATATCGGCCCATACAGGATTAGCGTATCGTCGCCATACTTGATGGCTATACATAGGCTCCGTATTATATTTTTGTTTTTTATCAAACAATTGTGGATCAGGCGCAGGACGTTCAATTCCTTTAATGCCCTCAGGTTCCTCTTGACCGAAAAACTGTGTAAACCCTTCTGGATGCGCGATGGGCTCAGGATTGTCACCAGGTTTACGCAATGTAACGATGTAATCAGGCGCCCCCATACGGCACATGGCAGAATCTTTCACAATTTGTTTGTGTAAAAGCCCTAGCGCCTTTGTCCGAGTAGCCTCAATGAGAGGGTCTTTCCAAATTGTGACTCGGGAATGCATCACAAATCCGGCATCCTGAAAGGCTCGAATAATGTCACCAGGAAAGTCTTTCATTCCAATAACACCATCCCTGGATTTCGTGAGAGGTAAGTCCATACAATGGACGGATACTAATCGCCCAGGCATTATTACACGATGTAATTCAGTAATTAAATACTTGAAGTGCTGCCAAAACTCGCTATCAGTAGATGAGTTGCCCATATCCCTATCAGAATTAGAGTAGACATACAAACTACTAAATGGCGGGCTAAATATAGAGTAATGAACGCTATCATCAGGTAGCCCTTTTAGCACTTCTACTGAGTCGCCGTTATAAATTGCAAATCGAGACTCAATTAACTGATTTAGCACGTTCACGTTGTAAATCCTCCTTTGCTTTCTTATTTAGCGCTTGCAACATTGCAAATCCAAAAAAGGCGGCTACTCCTTTATTCATGCCTGCATCAACGGCTAATCTAATTGATTTAGCTGCTTTTAATTCATTGATGTGGATGACTTTTATGTTATGATCCTTAGCATAAGCTAATTCCAAGTTGCACCCGATTGAGTTCTCCCAGCCGTTGCACATTACGATTGCATCGCAGCCACTTAGAATGTCAATACACCAGTTTATGCCAGTATCATAATCTACCTTATTGTACAGATGCCCCAATATATGTATGGGTGATAGGAATATGTTATGCGTATCACTGCCAAAAGGTTCTTTTATTGGAAATACGCCCATATCGTCCTGCAGCCACTTTAATACAGAGTCAGCATTCTTTTTATTTTTAGCCAATCCTCCGAATGGATGGCTTACGTAAATTTTAGTCATATAACAGCCCTCATTTCTGCCCAGTTAGGTAACACCATCGGCACACACGGATTGTATTCCGTTGATTCCCGTCTAGTTTTAGATAATTCAGTACGAACAGCATCACGGGTTAGCGCAATCATAGCGTCCCTCATTTTTATAGCATCCGCTTCCTTACGTTCGATGTTTGCTTTAACCGCGCCCTCCTTTTCGGAGATTACGATATATGCGTTCACCTCATGCTTCTGGCCAAATCGCCAGCATCGGCGAAGTGCTTGATAATACTGTTCATAACTATCGGATAGCCCTACGAATATCATATTGTGGCAGTTTTGCCAGTTCATTCCGAATCCAGCGATACTTGGCTTTGTTACCAAACATTTTAGGAATCCAGAACCAAAACCTAACATCATGCCCTGCTTTCGAGTCGCCTTATCACTACCTTTGACGTCCTCTGCGAGATCAATCATTTCTTTCAGAGTAGTCGATTCATCATTAAGGTCGCACCACACTAGCCATTGCTCATTAGATGCATTGACTAAATCAGCTGCTGCTCTACATCTTGATTCAAGAGATGCTTTGCGAGCCCTGCGGCGTTCCAATAATGATAAAGTAGGGACATCTTCGCCAGTTTTATCAACTACGATTTCATGTACGTGTAACTCAGGTAATTCATAGCCATCATCTTCATAACCCAGGGATGCCGGATTATCTAGCACTACTGCCCATGACGCCATCCACTCCCAAAAGGTATTCTCTGCATGGCCTTTTAATCGCCATTTAGCGGTATCACTACCATCGTGTGTGAAATACATAGATAACATCTCATTACGGCTCATGATGCCGAGGAACTCCGCATGATTGCCAAGCTCCATATAGTCATTTGGTGCAGGTGTTGCCGTACATGCCAAGCGATATGGTGTATTACTGAATCGATTTATTAAATCCGTACGTACCTTACCAGTAAATGACTTTAGGATACTCGATTCATCAAGCACGACACCTATCAAATTATCGGTATTGAATCGTCCTAATTTCTCATAATTTGTAATATTAACGCCTGGCACAATGTCATCATCAGATTCACATATGGTCACGGGAATATCGAAACGTTCACCCTCGGACTGTGTTTGAGCGGCCACAGCTAGTGGTGCTAATATGAGTACTGATCCACCTGTATGTAGATAAATCTCATACGCCCATGATAGCTGCATTAAAGTTTTACCTAATCCACAATCCGCGAATATGGCAGCTTTACCTTTTGCCAAAGCCCATTTAACGATATCTCGTTGAAAGTCGAATAGGTGTTTGTTTAACATACCTGTATCAATATCAAATCCGTGAGATTCCGACATTTTAGACTTGGAGTTGATGAAATCGTTATAATTCATCGACAGACGCCTTTACAGATTCATACTCAGTAAGTAATGCCGAGAATTCTGGGTTATCTTTTGCAAGTAATCGATACATAGTCAAGCGCTCAGCGTTCTTAGCCTTTTGCTCAAGTTTCTTTTCAATGTCCTCCAACTTAGCTCGATCGCTTTCACGTTTATCGCATTTAGAGGTATCAATAACTGCAATGACCTGTTTGACTACATTCCCTTTGAAACCTTGCATCCGAACAGTATCAAGGTCTTTTGCCTTTTTCAAAACACGAGCAACGCCTAAGCCGTTTCTTGATTTAACAACAACCCAATCACCAACACCAATGTTATCGATTGGAACATTTGTATCGGATTCGTAATATCTAAACCAGTATTCATCATGGTCATGAGCTGGCGTATTATTTGGCCAGTAGAAATCATCTGTATCGTAAGTAACTAATAGGAATTCCATAAGATGTCCTTTCTGTGATATAATCAACGTAGAATAATATTTTTCTAATTTGAGCTTGTTGATGTTGCCGCATCATCAGGCTCATTTTTTATGCCCAAATCCTCACATTCATCAGGAATGCAATAATCTCGCTTTGGACAGGTACTACAATTTCGCAATTTAATCACCACCTTTCAAGGCGCTTAAATCAAGCACCATCTCCGGCTGTCTATTTTCCCATGTGTAATAATCTAGGCCTGCTTCTCTTAACGCATCTGCAGCAGCACGCCCGGTTTGAGCTTCATCAATAATTCTGTAAGCGCTTTGTCTAGCCTTACGTACTTTTGTTAGTTGTTCCACGAACGGCTTTAAGAGCTTACAAATGGCAGCCCCTGCTTTTGGTGGTTCATGATAGAAACTTTTACCCCGACTAATCATGCGATCAATTAAAAAATCCGAAGTCGGAATATTAGCCAAAACGCTAGCGCCAAATCCCGCTTGCCTAATTTCCATAGCTGCTTTCCGTGCTTCGGATAGAGCATCTTCTAAACGTTTAAAGGCATCTAGTGATTTAATTTCTTTAGTTAATAGAGCTTCACATTCATTTTCAATTGCATCGGTTTTGTCAGAACTAACACGGGATACGAAGTCCCTTACTTTTTGCTTACTGATATATGGTTTTGCCATTTTCTCTTTCTCCTTTTAGTTGTAATACGGATTACGACAGTATTCGCCGCATTTTCTTACTTGCGGGGTGTACGTGACATCTTCAAGGTCATCCGCGTCAACTTCTGCCATATCTTTTTTAAAACCATATAGAGATAAAACCAGTCCGATTAACGATTGCAATATGAACTGTTCCCATCCAATTTGGTCGAGTTCTAAGGCTCCCATAGAACCTGCAACCAAAAACGTGCCAATTAACATATAACCCATAAATTGATCTCCTTTATATCGTCACCATTGATAAAATAGATGCTACTGCTGCTGCAGCTAAGCTTAAATGCATTCCTGCGTCAATCCATGTCATGATTAATTCCTCCTAATGAATCCCAGCGGATTTAAATTCCGCATCAACTACTTTCACATCCCAACCTAGCGAATGGACAAGAAATGTTCTAAATCCCTCTTTATCGATGACAAAGCTTCGAGATTTCTTACCCGGCGACTGCCAGGCATATGCGAACGGGAATCGGTCTCTCGCGATGCCCTCTCGAGTTGCCGTTAGGCTAACACCAAGTACAGCCGACATTTGGGCGACCGAAATCACTTTTCTAATCATGTGCACTGCCCCTCCTTTCATATAGCTTTTAAAATCATTCTGATTTCTTGGCCTACTTGTAAACGATCTTTAAAAGTATCTTGATTACGGAAATCATCCATGTAAACTTCTAACATCTCTCGGTATATAGCTGCTTTGAAGCTTTCTGGCTTTTCCACATCTTCTCGATACGGCTTTAAAATCGTAACCGGCTTACCAAATTCATAGTCGATAAGGCCTCTAGCCTTTAGCCGGGCTTTCATGGTTCTAATCTTACCGTTCGGCCATCCGAGTAAATTTTCCATTTCCTCATTGGTCTGCAACCCGCTATCACGGTAAGCATTATACAAAATTTCCATATCTGTCATTTGCTGTTCTCGTTTCTTTTTAATTTGTTATAATCAACTTAGAAGGGAGGTGGTTGCTGTGAGTATATTTGAATGGCTCACCCAATTTAAGGATGAAGACTCGGTACTTGGAGATTTAGTAAGAGACGCCCTATCAGATCCAGATTTTCCGAGAGATGGCGATTTCTTTAACATCCTTCAGTACCTTGAACATCGACGCGTACCCCATGAGGCGGTCGAAGCATTTAAAAAAGCATACAAGAGTTACGGTAAGACCATTTCAGTAGAGTAAGGTCTCCGGTATGGGATATTGACGGTAATAGTACAATCCACATTGTGCTTTTCCTCAATATCCTTTACCTGTTTAATGACGTCGCTAACATGGCTTTCATTAACTCCTACAGTTACGATATTTATTTTCATAATGTCCTCCTTTCCTTCAATGTGTTGCCTATTAGGTATTTCCATATGCAGATTCTGATGCGATTAAATCAGCCAACGGAATCTGATAAACTTTTGAGAACGCCTTTAAAGTTGCCACGCTAAGGCTTTTCTGTCTTTTGCCAGTCTCTAAATTTGATAAATAATTTTGAGACATAAAAAGCTTACTTGCCGCCTCAACCTGGGTGAGCCCTTTTTTATTTCTGGCGTCAATCAAGTACTGTCTCATCCAATCACCTCCTTTTATACCTAAAATATCTCAATTTGTGATATTAGTATATCTCAATTTGAGATTATCGTCAACAATATATTTGAAAAATATCGCTATATGTGATATTGTGTAAGCAGGGAAACTTTTAAGGAGGAATACTCATGAAATTAAGACAATTACGCCACATGTTAGGGCTTAGTCAACTACAGTTCGCCGAAGACTTAGGTGTTGCTCAAAATACATTAAGTAATTATGAATCTGAGAAGAGACAAATTCCTTTGGATTTGCTAAAGCGCATCGCGGAACGCTATGATGTTACTGTTGATTACCTAACAGATTCGGACCTGATAGCCGATGACCGCATCCCGGGGGCGTTAATCAATGAAAGAGTTAGCTCAGGTTTGTCCCTTCAGGACCTGTCAAAAATAACAAAAATCCCCAAGGAAGACCTTGAGGATTATGAGGCAGAGATAGAGCCCATTAATTTGTTTTTACTCAAAAAATTATGCGATGTGTATGGTAAAAGTTTGTCCCAGTTCTATATGGATAACGACCTGTATGATGAATATATCCCGAGCGTGTTTAACGGCGATTCAGACAGGTTTGAACAGTTCGAATCGGCCAGCCGTTTTGACGCAGAATCTGATGCGTTCATAGATATGGTTCACCTCAACAATTACAAATACGTGCCCTCCGCAGTATCTGCAGGGGCGTTAACTAATATAGAGGGTATTAGCACCCTCCCTACTGTATCAGTCCCAGACTTCATGATGGGTCGTTACGCAGGCAATAAGAATATTATACTTATGCCGGTTAACGGTGAAAGCATGAATAATGTTATCCAAAATGGCGCTATTATCGCCGTATTAAGAAATATAGAACTACCAGATATCCATGATGGAGATATTGTAGTTATTAAGAATGGAGGGGATTATACAGTTAAAAGATTCTACAATGACAAACAACATCAAGAATTTGTATTTAAACCTGATAGCTCGGATATGGCATTTCGGGACATCATATTTAGTTACGAGAATACAGATGACTTATACCTGATTGGTAAGGTTGTTATGTACAATGTGACTTTGTAAAAAATTAATAAGGGAGATGTTAGTATGTTAGCTAAGAAAGTAATATGTGGTCTAGGGATATTATTATCCTGTGTAACTATTAATTATGCGAATTCTGGATTTGTTGATATGACACCGGATACATATGATAAGATATGGAGTGTTGGCCAATCATATAAGACGGACCGAAAATTAGAAAATCCTGTCAATTACGGTGTTGAACTTCGGAGTGGCGCAGGCGGTGCGGCCGTATTAGTTACACCTGGCACAATCACAAAGTACATTGCTTACTCTAAAGACGACCGCCTTATTTTTCCAGACGAATCTTTTAAAAAAGCCATAATAAACAGTAATGACTATGTATACATAGCTACATATGCACTTCATCTTAAAAATCCATTAGCCGGTACAGTAATGCCTCAACTACCATCACAACGATTACTTATAGAAAAAGACAATCAGTATATAACCCCAGTAGCAATGGATACCAAAATTTATGATATGATGCCACATAGCTATGCCCTTGTCTACTATGCAATACCTAAACAAATAATTATGAACCCACCATATACTATCAAATTTATTAATGGAAATGGCGATAAAATTGAAATACCTATTAACGCTGATAAATTAGCAGAACTTATGGACAAAGAAAATAAATTAGTCTATAAGACAAATGATTAATAAACGTAAGCCCCTATCCGATATGATTCAGATAGGGGTATTTTAGGAGGTATGTAATTATGGCTATGAAACGTGCTAACGGTACTGGCACCGTATATAAGATGAAACATAAGGCTCTACGTAAGCCATATCGAGCCGTGGTGACCCTTGGATATAACTCCGAGGGTAAACCCTTACGTAAATCAATAGGCACCTTTGCGACGCAAAAAGAAGCACATAATGCATTATTGGCCTATGATGCTAATGCTCCGCAATATGAAGTCAAGGATACGACCTTTGGCCAATGCTGGGAATGGATGATTGAAGATAAGATACGTAAAGGGGTTATTTTAGAAAAAGGCGGCTATCTTTACAATAAAAAGAAGGTTGAGCATCTACTAAAAACACCTATCAAGGACATAAGACTTGCACATATGCAAGACGTCATTGACAGGTATGCAGATAAAAGTCATACAACTTTAGTACAAATTAAAACTGCTATGAAAGCAACTTTTGACGCTGCCATAAAAAATGATATCGTTGATAAGAACTATGCTGCGCTTGTAACGCTTCCTCAAAAGGTAAAGTCTGAAATCCATAAACCTTTTACACCTGTTGAGATATCTCGTTTATGGGAGTTGGCAAAAGCAGATCGGGACGCCCGCATAATATTAGTGTACATATACTCAGGAATGCGTCCAGGTGAAATCCAAAGCATTAAACTAAAAGATGTCTATATCAAAGATAGGTATATGATTGGCGGTAGTAAAACTGCAGCAGGTAAAAATCGTATCATACCAATTGCAGAAACAATTCTGCCTTTTATTAAAGAATGGTATAAGTTAAGTAGCTTCCAACGACACGAATATTTACTTCCAAAAGATACTCCTAAGCATTTATTAGTAGCCATTCGCACCTACTTAAACAAACATTTCCCTGGGCACCTTCCGCACGATGGACGACACACGTGCGCCACCCTATTGATTCATATCGGTATATCGGAAGCTACGACAAAAACTATATTAGGTCATCGACATTCGGACGTAACAAATCAAGTATATATCCACAAGGATGTGTCTGAGTTAGTGGCGGCAGTAAATAAATTACCTGATGAGGATAGCCTTTTATGTGAGGATTATGTGTCTTTAACTTTCGCCAAAAGTTGAGCAACGGTTGAGCAACCGAGTTAATTTTAAAAAATCTAAAACAATCTGAAAATAAATAAAGCCGGTAAATACGTATATTTACCGGCTTTATAGCATTACTGTATCTGTTTATATAACATATTCATAAAATTATATAAACCCTCTATTTTACTAACATATC